TGGGAAATGGGCTAAATTTATTTTGGAATCGGTGCTGTAAATGGCAATCGCCCGTTTTGAAAATGTGGATGTTAATAATGTCGCTATATCAGTTGATGATATGGGTCAAACTAACACCGTATTGACTAAGTGGTTTACCACCAGGGCTAAAGTCATGGATGTTCGTAACGATTTGACCATCCCAAAGGATGAACGGGTTTATCAAAATCATGTGAAATTCATGCTTAATTACACTCCCAATACCGTCACAATGTCCACAGATCAAGTGGATTATGCGTTTGCATGGCGTGGGAATGATTGGCGTATTGCTGATGTCAATGAAGCTAATGACAAAATGAGCATTACATTTACTTGTTACCGTAACGATCCACAGACACAAGTATGAGCCAGAATAATCCAGCCGTATATAGCAAAGCCGTTCAATATCAGCTTAAATCTATTGTGGGCAATACAATTCCCGTATATGCCGTATTTAACCGTGATTTTGCTAAACAGCCTAAATTTATTACTTGGCAATTAAGAAATATTCACCAGCCAGTATATACAGGGCAAAACCAGAATAATAAGGGCATTGATCGCCCCGTCTTTCAGATTAATGTGTTTGCACAAGATCAGAATGATGCTTTTAATATATCAAATACTATATTACAATCATTGCACGGATATAATGGGCAATTTGGTGGTTCAAGCGGGTTTTATATCGCCAAAGCTGATGTAGTTTGGTTGTATAATACTTATGATGATACAGTAAAGTTAAACCATATTATTATGGATTGCACTTTAGACATTCCAACATAATATAATTTTATTAACTTTTTATTTTTGAAGGATTAAAAATGGCTCTCCCAAATCAAGTGTTACCTGGGTTTTCGGCATCGTTATGGTGTCAAACTAGCGCAACTCCAACACCATTAACTCTTACTCAGTTATCTACTTGGACTGGCGAAGTTGCTTCTATCGTTGGTACAGTTGCTAACGGTACTGGCTCTGGTGGCGAACAATTAAATGTTGAAGCAATCCCTAAGTTTGGCCAAGATGATGCTTCTGCAAACTTTTATGTTGCTGGTAGCCGTCAGTCTGATGTTATCCCAACACAAAGCAAACCAACTTCAATGACAATCGTTGCCGCATGGAATCCAAGCGATGCTGGTTTGTTGTTGATTCGTGGCGATGCTTACAGCGGAATTATTGATCGTACATTCGTTATTGCCGCAGTTGATGGCGCAAACACAGTAGCATATGCCTTTACTGGCCGTGTTTCTGAGTTCACTATCGACAATGCGCCTAACGCAGAAGCGAAATGCACATTCACGATTCACCCAAGAGGTAATCAATACGGTTGGTCAAATAACACTTAATATATGAATCCAACAATAAAAAATAATAACGATTTAGCAAACTATTTGACTTACTTGGCTGGCCAAGCCGATTCTGGTGTTAAGGATTGGTTTGGTTGGCAACAGCAAAAATTAATGGGAGTGGATTTGGCTTATCAGATCGCTTCCCATCACGCAGACAAATTAACGCCAGACGAAATTGCTCAGTTTGTTAAAAAACTAAACAATTCTATTTTTGAGCATTTAATCAAGCCAAAATGAAAACAACTTTCAAATTTGAGGGATTCCAAGAATTTGAAGAATTGATTGACAAAATCCAAGACGATTTTGGCCCTAAAGATGCTACAAATATATTGCGTAATGGCGCAAGAAAATCAATGAAATCAGTTTTAAATACCGCTAAAGAATTAGTGCGGAAAGATACTGGACAGTTGGCGGCAACCCTTCAAATTGAAGCCAGAAAGCCTACAAATAAAGATAAGCACTCTAGGTATGTTAGCCCTACTGAAATTATGATGGCGAGGGTTTCTGTAGCCCCTGGCAGTAAATTTCACCCAAAGGCTTTCCATAACTTGCATAGCAAAAAAGGCTCAATTAAGCAATTTGCCGTTATGGATGCCAGAACGATTGTCAATGAATTTGGTACTGCTAAAATGCCAGCAAAGCCTTATTTGCGCCCAGCTTTAGAAACTAATGTGCCAACGGTATTGGCTTCATTAAGTGATGACTTTGGTAGCGCATTAGAAAAATATAGATCAAAACATATGAAGGAAACAAAATGAATCAATTTGCAAATGCTTTAGGCAAGAAATTTCTTGAAAATCAAGATTTAGTCCGCACCCGTTCATTTGAGTTGGGCGGCCATACTTTCCAGATTAAAGTGCCAACTACATTGGAATTTGAAGCTATTTTGGAAAGAGTTAAAACTGTTTCTGATGATTTGATTAATAAATATTATCAAGAATTATCTAATCCATTTATTGAAAATAAAGATAAATTCATTAATGAAGGCGTAGAGTTTCAAGAAAATGATGTATTAATTAAAGGTAGATCATTAAAAGAAACTGCTAAAAATAAAGCAATTACCGAAAATCGTATTACTGAAATGTTTAAATTAATCGTGCCAGAAGATAAAACTTTTGACATGAATACTATTACATATTCAATGGTTGAAGAATTATTCCCATTTTCTATTCAATTAGAGGTGGTAGATTCTATTACTAAAACTATTAGCCCAAGTTACGAATCCGCAAAGGGAAAGTAACTGGGTCGATTCGTAGGCAAACAAAGGCTTATATTCTTGCACACGGGTCTGACCCTAACCAAATAGACGAAGAAACATTTACCGACATTTGCATTATGTATGCTGATGGATTAATTGGTAATCGTGGAATCTTGGAAGTATTAGGCACATTGACCGCTGGTCAGTTTAATTCAATGTTGCCAAAAGGTAAGCCAAGTTATAAATTGCAAGATATAATACCCAGAGTGTATGGGTATATTTATCCGCCATTAACAGAACAAGATAAAAAGGCTCAAGCTAATCAACAATTATTAACATTTATGTTAATGAGCCCTAAAGTACCAGAAAGTTTGTTCAAAGGAAAATAAATGGCAAATATTGCGAATCTAGGCGTAAAAATGGGACTGGATACAGTCGATTTTACTCAAGCCCTAGAAGCCGCCAAAAAATCCCTTGATAACTTTAAAGAAACCGCTACAGAATTATTATCAATAGCGGCTTTTACTGAAATGACTAAAAAGGCGTTGGAATATGCCGATACTATAGTTAAAACAGCAAATGCCAATGATGTAACTACCGCATCTGTTTTGGAATTGTCCAGGGCATTAGAGGAAAGCGGTGGCAATGCTGAAAATACATCTGCCATTTATTCTGGTTTTACTCAAAAAGTAGAATCTGCCGCTTTAGGTAGCGCAAAAGCCCAAGAAGCATTTGCAAGAGTTGGCGTGTCTTTAAAAGACTTAGCCACCTTATCTTCACAACAATTATTTGAAAAGACTATTTCTGGACTGGCAAATATTAAAGATGCCGCAGAACGCAATGGTTTGGCTTTCCAGACTTTAGGCCGTCAAATTCGTGGTACAGACATTGTTGGTTTAAATGAACATTTGCAAGAAGCTAAAGGCACAATGAATCAATATGCCGCTTCTGTAGAACAAGCGCATGAACTTAGCCTTAAATTGGCTAAAGATTCTAGGGATATTGGCCTTGAGTTTACAAGGTCAGTCATTCCAGCCGTAGATATGTTCTATGAAGGTTTGCACAAGCTGGCTGACCCAGTAAAAGGATTAATTCAATTATTTGGTATTTTTGTTGATGTTTTAGCGGTTACTTTCAACACCGCAGAACAAGGCATTATTCAACTTGGCGATATAACCAAAACCGTAGGACTTTCCATTGCTGACATTCTTTCTGGAGATATTGCAAAAGCCAAAAAAGATTGGAAAGGCGGCCTTGATGAGATGAGTTCAGATTATGCAAAGTATGAAGAATCTTTGCAAAAATTAATGAACCCAGAAAAGGCAAAAGAAAAACCACAAGGGCCAGCGGATAGACCAGTTACACCCGCTGGTTCAAAACAGTTATTACAAGCACAAGATTTATCCAAAGAGTACGAACGCCAGGCGGCTATTCAGTTTCAATTATTGTCTGCAAAAGAAGCGGAAACACATCTTACTAAAAATCAAAAAGATTATGTTTCTGAGATCACCAAAGTTCTTGCAGAGATGCAAAAGGCATTGGACAATGTTGATAAAAAGATTGCTACAACTGATCCAACAACTGCGGCTGGTCAGCGTACTATTACAATGCTTAAAGAGCAAAAACAGCAAATTATTGATACCGCAGAAACTTATGTCCAAAAGACAGAAGATGAAGTTCTGGCAACTCAAGCCTATCAGCAATCATTTACTTATGGCTGGCAAAAAGCATACGAACAATATGTAGAGAATTCCAATAATGCGGCTATGCAAGCGCAAGAAATGTTTAACTCTATTACTAATTCAATGACTAATGCCTTAGATAAATTTGTTGAAACTGGTAAATTAAACTTTGGTGATTTAGCTAAGAGCATTTTAAATGATATGCTCAAGATTGAATTAAAAGCGCAAGAAATGAAACTATTTCAAGCTATTGGGTCAAGCATTGGCGGCTCAATGCAAGAAGGCGGTATGCTATCTGGTATTGGTTCATTGTTTGGTTTTGCAAGTGGTGGCGAACCACCAGTAGGCGTACCATCTATTGTTGGTGAGAATGGCCCAGAATTGTTTGTGCCACAAACCGCTGGTACTGTAGTGCCAAACAATAAGTTGGCTGATGTTATGGGCGGCTCAAATCAACCATCTGTAATGTATAACGGCCCATATATTGCCAATATGTCTGCTATTGATACTCAATCGGCTACACAATTTTTGGCTAGAAATCAAACCGCAGTATGGGCGGCTAATCAATCTGCCCAACGATCATTACCGCAAAGTAGATAAATATGGCAGATATAAGCACCATTCTGGCAATGTCAGAGCAA